AGCAATAGAAAAGAAATACACCAACCTAAGTAAAGATTTAAAAGAAGAGAAAGCAAAGTCAGATATTGAGATAGCTCAATCTGTAGCAGATGCAGAAGATGCTATTGATGCGGCTAGAATTAATAATATAGGAAATGGCTTTAAATTATTATCTCAGGCGGCTGGAGAAAACAGAGCTGCCCAGGCTATAGCCATAATTGGCGAAAATGCGGTCGGTATTGCAAAACAGATTATAAGTACAAAAGCAGCTAATACAGCTATTATAGCACAGGGTGCCGCCTTAGCTATTCCTTCTGGAGGTGCTTCGAAGGTCGCAGCGGCTGCCTTGGTCACCTCTAATAATATTGGATTAGGATTAGGAATAGCTGGTTCAGTATTAGCCACAAAGAAAGCATTATCTAGCTTAAAAGCTGGAGGAGATGCTGGTGATGGAGGAGCTGCTGAGGGTGGAGGAGATGCTGGTGGTGGTGGAGGTGGTGGTGGAGCCCCAGACTTAGGTAGTCCAGAACAAGGAGCTAATATAGATTTTAGTTTTCTAGGACAAGGAGATACAAGCCAAGTGGGCCAAGCTGCACCAGTACAAGCATATGTTTTAGAAAGTGATGTAAGCAGCTCACAAGAGGCAAGCCAAATAATTCAAGACCAAAGTACATTATAACATAAATTTAAAATTAGAATAAAATGACTGAAATAGTAGAGTTAATAATTGACGAAAACGAAAGTGAGTTTGGAGTGGATGCCATTTCTTTAGTTGGTGAGCCAGCTATACAAGAAAACTTTCTTGCATTTAAAGACCAAACAAAAAGTAATTTCACTTTTGCGGTTTCTGATACAGACCGAAAGATTTTAATCGGTGCAGCCCTTATTCCTAACAAGCAAATATTTAGGTACGACAAAGAAACAGGCAAAGAGTATTACGTGTGGTTTTCTAAGGGTACGGTAAGATTAGCGAGCCAGTTATTTCTCCAGAATGACAAACAGCATAACACCACTTTAGAACACCAAACAAAGCTGCAAGGATTAACAGTAGTGGAGAGTTGGATTAAGGATAGCCCTGTGGATAAATCTGAGGCTTTTGGTTTTAAGGTTCCTATTGGTACTTGGATGGTGGCTATCAAAGTGAATGATGAAAACATCTGGAAAGATCAAATTAAGTCTGGGAAAACAAAAGGCTTTAGCATTGAAGGCTTCTTTGTAAATAAGATGGAACAGGTAAAAAGACAGACTAAAGTACTTAGCGAAGTTCCTAAAAACCTGAGTGAAGAGATGCTTTGTGAGGAGATAAAAAAGATCATAAAGGAACAAGACTAATATTGGGCTACTATATTACAACGATATTATTCGATTAATTAACTTATTCAGAAATGGCAACAAGCAAACTTTCAAAAATTAAGGCACTCTTAGGGATGCAAGAAGAGATTACACTAATGGCAGAAGCCAAACTAAAAGACGGTACAGTAATAGGCACAGATGCCGAAGATTGGGCAGTTGGTGTTTTAGGGTATGTAGTAACAGAGGAGGGTGATAAGATGCCATTACCGACTGGAGATTTTCAATTAGAAGATGGAAGGGTGATAGTGATAGCAGATGGAACAGTAACCGAAATTATAGCTGCTGAGGTTGTAGAGGAGGAAGTTGTGGAGGAAGTAGTTGAGGCCTCAGTTTCAAAAAAGGAATTGATCGCAGTACTTGAAGAGTTGAGTAAGGATTTTGATACTAAAATGGAAAACTTAGCCAAAGAGTTAAGCGGAAATTTTAGCAAGCTGTCAGCGGCCACTCCAGTACACAAGAAAAGTAATTTAAACCAAGTGCAGAAAGTTGAGATACAGAAGCCACTTACACAAATGAACGCAGCAGAGAGAGCGATGAGCATATTTGCTAAATCTTCAAAAAATTAAAAATGACTAAAAAATACAATTTCACAGAGCCATCTATCACTACTACTTATGCTGGTGAATTAGCACAGGCCTACATTGCTGCTGCACTTTTAAGTGGAAAAACACTTTCTGAAAATCTTATTGAGATTAAAGAGAATGTAAAATATAAAGGAGTACTAAAAACTTTAGCATCTAGTGGATTGATTGCGGCCCAAACTTGTGATTTCACAGTAGGGAGTGCAGCAGTTACATTAGCTGAAAGAGTAATAACTCCAGACAATTTGCAAGTAAACCTGGAGCTTTGTAAGCAGCCATTCAGAGAAGATTGGGAGGCTATGCAAACAGGAGGTTTAAGAATAGATGCACAGATACCACCAAACTTTGAAACTTATCTATTACTACACGTAGCCGGTAAGATTGGTCAAGATGTAGAGTATAACATTTGGCAAGGTGATAAGACTTTAGCGGTTGGAGGTTACCAGTCTTTCGATGGACTTTGGGAAGTTTCACAAGTTGGAACATTTGTACCAGCAGACCAGAAAGTAACATCTACATCTAATCCAACAGTTTCCGCAGAGGTGATTGCTGCTTTAGAGTTGTTGAAAGCACAGATACCAGCTCAGTTGTTATTTCACCCAGACCTTAGACTTTATGTATCACCAGCTATTGCAAGTGCTTACATTAACGCATTAGGAGCTGGAAACTATCAGTTCCAGTCTTATGTTGGAACTAAGCCATTAGACTTTGACGGTATCCAAATTGAGATTGCTAACGGAATGGAAGCGGATAGAATGATGTTGAGTTTAAAAACTAATTTCTTCTTTGGAACTAACCTATTAGGTGATCTAAATGAGGCTAAAGTGTTGGACATGGGTAACTTGGATGGAAGTGATAATGTAAGAGTTGTTTACAGATTCACAGGAGGTACTCAGATCGCTATCGGAACAGACGTAGTTACTTATGATTATGTACCAGCTTAATATTAACCTTTAAAAATTAAATAGATGCCTTGTACATTAACAACTGGTAGAATACTCCAGTGTAAAGATAAGATCGGAGGAATTAAAACGGTTTTTTTAGGGTTACATTCTGATTTCACGACTGGAATAACTACCAACGCTGGAGAGGAAATAGATGTTTTACCAGGTGCTACAATTTATAGATACGAATTGAGCCAAGCGGTGGGTGATTTTATTGAAACTATTACAAGTTCGGTAGAGAATGGTACAGTTTTCTGGAATCAAGTGGTAAATATTTCACTAATGCAGTTAACAGCAGCAGACAGAGAGGAGCTTCTTAATGTGGCTCAGTCAAGATTGTGTGTTTTTGTCTTAGATAATAATGACAATATCTGGTTAATTGGTCAGTATGATTCAGCAGAGTTAACAGCTGGAACAGCGGCAACGGGTAAAGCTAAAGGAGATGCTAATGGGTACACCTTAACTTTCTCAGCTAACGAAAAACTACCAGCTCGAAGATTAGAGAGTTATGAAACACTACCTTTCGATAACTTCTTAACAGTTACATTGGTTCCCGCTTATGCTTAATTAATAAGAGAGCTTTATAAAAATAACTTTCAAAAAAGGGGCTTCTATTAATTGGATGCCCCTTTTTTTTTAATCTTAAAAAGATGCTAAAAGCACTAAAAGACAACGTACATATTGGGAGCAGAAAAGTAGATTTAAAAAACGCTACTCAGAAGACCCTCCAGTTAATTAAAAAACTAGCCCCTCATGTAGTCGAGGAGGTAAAGGTAAAGGTAAAGGTAAAGGTAAAGGTAAAGGAGGAGCAGAAAGCCAAGCACGAGGACAAAGAAACACAAGTATAATGTTACAGCTAAGGCCAAATGATAGTGTTTACCAAACTTTAGTATGTACAATAAATGAACGCTTTAAAAATTGGGAGTTTAAAGACTCTACTTTGGGCGTTATTTTTGTAATAACAGACCAGCTCACACAGAAAGAGCATAAGGTTATTGTGATAGATGTTAGGATTTTAAAGTATGACAGATATTGGCAGATTAACCAAATTACTACAGACGGTTTAACATCTGCCACTGAGGGAGGTTTAAATATACAGTCTGGCGGTTATTATAATTACCTTTGTTATGCAATAAATGAGATTAATATAGATATTGACCTGACTGACCCAGAGAAAGCTCACTTTGTAGAAAGAGGTCTGTTATTAATAGGAGAGGCACAAGATTACTTCACAGAATACGCAGAACCATTAACCAACTCAATAGCTTACAATGGCCAATAAAAGAACAATTAACAAAGGCACTATACCTAAATCACCAACCTCCTCAGAAGTTCATGGCATTGGGTTAAGTTCTCATTATGACCAAGATTTTACAGAGAACGCAAGTAGAGGAGGCTGGATAAATTATGGAGAGGACAATTTATACCCAGACTTTTTAATAGGACTGGCCAGAAATAGTGCTGTACATTCTGCTTTGATTAACGGAATATCGGATATGATCTACGGAGAGGGGTTAAATGCCAAAGATCGAG